TAGGAATTGACATATTTATTTATTATAAAAAAAATACTAATCAAATTTAATTAATTAAAAATATTTCATTTTTAGTTGGATCAAATAGTTGACATTTATAAAATTGCGAGATCCAAATAGTAATCTAAATGGTTTTTTATTATTATTATATATGTCAATTAAACTATCCAAGTTTACATAATTATTTTCATTTATAAACACTTCCGGAAGTTTCAATTTGTACTTTTCATAACGGCAACAAAGTTGGTTACTAACCAGTTTTGATTCAATTAAAAACACATAAAGTCGGAGTATTACAAATTCATCTTTGTAATTGCACATATCAATCAATGTTTTATAATTTTCATTTCTATAAAATCGGATAGATTCAATAAGTAATTTTGTTGGATCGGAATATATCCGGTTGTTATTCAAAGTTCCAATTTTGATATAATTCAAATTGGCCGGATCTATCACAAGATTATGAAATATTGCAAAAGTTGGTTTATTTATAACAAGTTCATTTTCTTTAAAATCGATACTATCTAATTTGCAAATATTAGAATTGGATACCAATTTGAACGAACTTAGGTCAATTATAAAATCGGATTTATTCCAATGTTCAACAAACATTTTTTCACCAATTAGAATATTATTTTTTGATTCTAATACATAATCAAATTGGTATTCAAAATTATAATATTTGGCATACCTATTGGAATATATAAATCCTTTTTTGTTAATTTCAAATTTGTTGGAGGCATTCTTAATCCGGTCAATTACCCATTCTGTTGTGTAACCCTGTTTAAGAATAAAATCTATCATATTTTCTTTTCCCATTGACTTATTGCAAGTACTGCAAATTGGAATAAGATTGTCAAATGTATTAGGGCCACCATTTGCAACTGATTCAATATGTCCAGCTTCAAATGTAAATGGATCAATCATAGTTGGACAACCGGCTCCACATTGTATTTTATACTGACCTTTTCCATATTTTTCCATGTAATTAAGAAAACATATTTTTTTTGATACTGCTGTCAATCTGCTTGTCATAATTATTTTATTTTTATTATTTTTTTTTATTCATTTTTTTTTTATTATTAAATGAATATAATAATAGGTGGGGTTGAAAGACAAATATCCCAAGTTGCGACATATATGCAATACCAAGGTGGATCAGATAATATCAAAGGTAAAACAGTTAGGCAAATTTTAGATGAATCTCGGGCTGACCGACTATTGGAAAAAGAAAAACAAAAAAGATTCATAAAAGAATCCAAAATGCTAATTGGCGGATCAGATAAAATTATAGAAGTAATAGATGTAAATTATCCATCTGATAAAATACTGAATAAGACCGATTCGGCATTCCAGATTGCTACCGAAATTGAAAAAAATTATGCTCAACAAGCCAAAATGATGAGCGAATATATATTTTAATAGTTGGCCAATTTACTTATCTGATTTGGTTCCAAACTTGGAATTTGCTGTTTTTTTCCCAATTGTAAAAAATATTCCAAATATGAATGCAATAATTACAATCATTATTAAAAATACTAAATATGTCAGTAATTCCATACTGAGCATCCACATTAATCCATCATCCATGGTTTTATTGATGAAAAAAAAATATTTTATTTTTTTAAAGTGGGATAATTAATTTCATTGAAATTGGTTCTTTATTTGTCCGGACAAGTATAAATTTTTTGAAAAATATCATAACAATTTCACTTTTGATATGAGATATAAAAGTCGAAATTGCCTCTCGCGGGAATGTAATTGAGTATAATTTATTTGGACAATTATTAATAATCCGGTGATTTTCATTTAAATCAAATGAAATTGTAGTGGAAGTATTGGAATCTTTCAAGAAATTAAATTCGACTTTATTATTTTTGGCAATCATTTCGCATTTACCAGCTTGTTTTTTATTTTTTTTTCCAAACATCTTTTTAATATCTCCGGACATGTAATTGGATATTTTTAAATTTGGCATTTTATCATCTTCAACTGCCGATATTGTAACAGGAATAGTTATAGGATCAATTATATTTTTGGTAGTTATAAATGATTTTAATGTTGATTTTAACGAATTGTCATAAATTTTAAAATTCAAAGTATTATTGATACTATGTTCGGTATACAAAGTAATGTAGTTAGAACCTTCATCAATATCTTGAATCATATTTTCCAACTTTGCAATTGATGAAATATGAATTTCAATGGTTTGTTTGCAATAATACGAATAAACTTCATTTCCTTGAATTTTAATAAATATATATTTTTCCCGATTTTTGGTATCATTTACTTCTTTTTTTTTCTCAACAATAGTTGATTTAATAATAAATTTATCTGGTTCTGCCCGGATAATGATAACATCGCACTTCATTGATTTAAATGTGTTTAAATATTTTTGAAATAAAAATGGTTCGGTTATTTTAATTTCCATTAATGCATTAATATTTTCAGGTTCATCAACTACCCCCTTATAACATTCAAATGGTATTGATTTGTTCTTTCTTGGTCTTCCAGGTTTTCCTTTTTTTCTTTCAATTTCCATATTTATATTTTATATTTTTTTATTTAATATTTATTTTCAAAAATAAATAAAATTATTTAAATCGAATTTAAATCTCGGAACGTGTTCATATTTAATATAAGTTCTTTTTTAATTTTTTCCCCTGAATATACCGAACACATTCCAATTAAATTCAATATTTGGTTATCATTTAAATCTTCCGAATAAACTGCATCAAATACAGCAGATGATATTCTTTTTTTTTTCTGATAAAACTCGGTTTTAATTTTTCCATGCAATTCCGGCGTTAGTAATTTCTTTTTCCACTTTGTAGTCGGAGAATTAATTTTTAACATGTAAAATCTTTTATTTTCCATATTGGAAGTATATATATTAGACCCCATGTACGAGTAATGCCGGCCAGTGTCTTGCTTGGGATAATCTATCAATTTTCGATAATATTTTTTTCCATTTTTTACACCCAAGTATTGATATATATCTGGAACTATTGCAGGATCGCCATTAAAAACAATTTTTTCACTTTCTTCTATTGGATCATATATGTTATAAAAATGGAACCTATCTATAATATCCAAGTTTAATCCGGAATTTATCTTAAGATTGCCGAACTTTTCCCAAATAACACTTTGGTCTACCAAGTTGGATAAATCAAATACAATGTTGGTAGTATTTGAAATATTGTATTTGGAAACTTTAAGATTTTTGGGAACAATTGGCATTTCAAATTCTTTAGTCGGCAACAGCATTGTGGAATTTATATCGCAAAATAAGTTAACCGAATCCGGATATAACATATTAAAAAAATCCTTTAAAGTTTCATTTTTATTTTGTTCTAAAGACTTTAATTTGTCCAATATTTTATTAAAATTTTTAATGTTAGTTTTATTGTTTAACAAATAATGATAAATCTGGTAGGCCAACTTGTCAAATTTTAATAGAATATTGTTTAAATCAATTCGTTGAAACAATCCAGAATCAATTGACAATTGTAATACATTTTCATCATTATGAAGAAAAATACACATTTTTTCAAAATGTTGGAATAATAAAATATAATTGTTTATAAAATCATCAATATTGGCAGGTTTCAATTCCAATAATTTGATGTCATTTAATGTTTTGGAATATATTTCCATTTGAGTTTCTGCAATAGCTGCAACTTTATTGACATCACTCCAAACATTTTCTAACAAATAAAACAACCTCTCCATTTTATATTTATTAGAAAGAATATTTTTAAAAAGAAAAAAATGAGCAAAGTTAGTGTAAATAAAAAAATGAAAGACCAATTACAAGAAACTCCAAAAAAACAAAAAAAAAGTGTAAGATTTTCATCAGGTTCGCAAAACAAAAAGGAGAAAAATACAGTTCCCAAGGAACAAGAAATTGAAATTGATCATCAAAATTTGAATAATATAGAAAATTTTGAAAATTTTGAAGATTTTGAAAGTGATGATTTTGATGAGCCAACTTCTAGTAAAAAGAACGAACGTTTTAATTTCAAATATGCAATTGTTTTGGTTGTCCTGATTGTTACAGTAATTTTTATTATATTGCTTCTTTTTGCACTTTATAAATTTTTTAGTAATCCAAAGGAATTAATGACAAACCGGCAAAAGGATAGACCCAAAGTTGCAAAAAGGAAAGTTAATAAATCGGAAAAATCTAATAAAGACCAATCTGGCAATCCAACTTCGGAACAATTAGAAGATAAAAAACTCTCAGTTGAAGAAAGATTGAAAATGATACAAGAAAAAAATGTTGAAAGAGATATGCAAATCCGGAAAGAAAGAGAAGAAAAATTAAAAGAATTAAGAAAAAATTTAAATAATTCCGAAATCGATATTCCCCAAAATAAAATAAATATTCAAATACTTTCTGCCGAATATGAACCAGAACCTCCAATGGATAGAATTGAAGAAATATCTGATGATGAAGAAAATGATGAAAGTGAAATTTCATTAGCAAAGTCGGAACAAGAAGATATTGTTGAATATCAATCTGATAATGGTGAAATGTAAATTAAATAATTTATTTTTTTTATCCGGTTTTAGTCTCCATAATTGATATTATCTTCGTCATCTTCGACAAAATCGACATCATCCAAATAAGCTTCTTCGTCTGCTTCTTTTTCATTAAATGGACCTTCATAGTTTATTCCATCCAAATCATCAATTTTCTCAAATGCAATATCTACATTATCCGATTCACTAATTAATTTTTCTTGTCTAAATATATCATCCAAATATATTTCTAAAAACATTTTACCAATATCCGGATATGAAGTAAGTATTTTATTTATTGCCTCTGTCAAAAACATTTTTAACCAACCATATTGATCTTGCGGTTTCCAATTTGATATTTCCGATAATTTAGACCAATAATTGTCATCATTAATTGTTGATAAATTTATTTTTTTCAATTTATCAATATCTGCCGGGGTTTTGCCAAGTTTCTCTAGTAACAAACTATTTTCCATCAAACTTGGATTATTTATAAGAGAACTAAAATTAATTATTAACTGCTCGATATAACTTTTAATTTTAGAAATCCGGATATCATTATCTAAAAAGTTGGGATTCGATATTTGGTCATTTTTTAATTCAATAATTTTATGTCCTTCTGAGTTTCCAAGATTTCTAAAAATATTAATATTGTATTTTTGTTGATTTATTTTTTTAACAATTCCAAGCGATTTTTCTTTGAATATAAACTTATAATCCGGGTTGAGTTCAAACTTTGGCGGTTTTAATGGTTTCAATAATTTCCATGATTTAATTTTGTAATTTAGTTTTTTATTCCGAGTATCAATTAGTTTCTGAATATTAGGCCGAGTCGGTTCTTCCATTTTAAATAAATCCAATTTTTCATGTGTAAATGTGATTTCTTTTTGTTCATTTACAAAATTGCCATGATTAGTGATTTTATTTTTTATTTGTTTTTTAGTTACCAAAGTTGGCATCCATTTGATAATATTCCCGGATTCATCATAAATATAGTATGCCGGAAATGAATCTTTGAACCTTCCAACAGCCGGAGTTACCAATTGTGGATAATACCTGTCAAAGAATTTTCTAAAATTGCTTTTTTTGTCATATTCCAATATTTCATTTTCAACAGTTTTGTCAAATTTCAAATTTTCTAAGTTGGTTGCATCTGGCAGTTCATATGGAAAATCAATATCATATACTTTATTTGCCTTTTTACTTGTATCAATTAGGTAATCAAACATTGCAATATTTAGTTTTTCTTTTGGCCGAATAGTTGGTTTAATCCAAAAGTTGACTTCATTAATGTTTTTATACTTTTCCGGATTAATAATTTCAGGTAAAAACATATAAGGCGACTTATCAACAGTACGAATTATTTTATTTTCAAAAGTATATAACCGGTAAAGCATAATATATAACATCCGGTTGGCAATAATTAGTGTATTATACTTTCCAGTTACATAATTAATTTCAACTTTATATTCACTCCCAAGATTAATAAATGCTTGTTGCAATGCAAGTTCGGTTTTCTTTTTGTCAATTTGATTATTAAATTTTTTCATTATTAATTTCTTAAAATAAGTACCATATTCTTTCCGAGTTTTGATATTTTGCTTCGGAATGTAAATATTCGGATCTTTCAAATAAATAAACATAATATAAACAATTGTCCAAATATATCCAAACATGGTTGCATGATATGGAATATTATCTGGAACAATTTTTCTTTTAACAATGTAATCATAAACATATGGGCCAATTAAGTTATTAATAGATTTAATTAAATTGCTTTCAGAGAATGTATATTTGAATCGGAACTCGGAAACTCCCATTCTTACACCTCGGTACATAAATGATCCAAATATGGAAAGATCGGTTTTCCCACTTGCTTGAATTTCTCGTGTACGTTGGATATCTTCAAAGTTTTTATTTTCCATAATTACATTAAGTTGGTTAACAAGAAGTTTTTCTTTGCAATACCGGCAATATGTAATATTTCCATCAGTTTCACCTCGGAATTCATTTAAATTAACACTCCGGATATTTTTATTTGTTTCATAAATAGTATTAATTGTATGTACTGTATGATCACACAATATAACTTGGTGACAAGTATTGCATTCAAATTGATTATTGGATGATTTGGTTGACATTTTTTGCAATTCATCCAATATTTGTTTTGCAGTTTTGATATCCGGATAACTGTTATTTCGGAGTTTTATCAATTCTTGCAATAAATTAGTGTGTGCTTTACACATCCGGGAATCTATAATTAATCTTGGTTGGACCAATTGTTTTAATTTTTGAAACTTCGGTTTTGGCAAATATTTCTTTAATTCATTCATATTATTAACATTGAATTTATTTATAATTTCCAAATACTCCTTTGGATTGTTTATTTCTTTTTCAATTATCTGTTTAATTCGGATCATTTCGCTACGTTCCAATAATACTTCCGAGAATTGTTCTTGAATAAAATAACCACGTTGCAATTCTGTTGCAATGCTTTTTGTATTTTTTTTTACGTTTATCAAGTCGGAATCTATCATATAATAAAATACCGATTCCAATCCGAGTCCGCTAAGTTGGTGTTGCAACTTGAGTGAATCGGAGAAATCAACTTGAGTATTGATAAAAGGATATAATATTTTATTTACTTGTTTTTCATATTCCGGATTAATTGGTATATTAAATTGGTCAAGAGGGTAATATTTTAAAACAGGAAATTTTACATTTTCAATTTTAGAATAAGATTGGTTGGCAGGCGGGTGTTGGCTAATAAACCTGTTTATGTAATAAAGCATTTTTAATTTTTTTTGCAATAATTTCGGATCCGATAATGCCTTCTCAGAAAAAATGTATTTCCAATTTTTGTATTCTTTAATTACCAAATCTCTTCCTTTTGGGTAGTTCCGATTAATACCTTGGACAATTATATTTGGCCGTACTACTTTGGAATTATCATATTCATCCTCATGTAATTCTGGTACTACTATAAATTTATCCTGATTAACAATGATTCTATTTATAAATGACAAATTATCCAATTCTTGAAATTGCCGGATTTCCAATTGAAATTTATCTTCTATATCTGCATAGTATGAAATAATAATTTGATTTTCTTTTGGAAACAAATCCTCCAATACTTCCTGATAAAGGAGTTTGTCATAGTTGGTTATTGATTTAATATTATCATAAATCTGAATTTTTTCTTTCGACATATTTTAAAATCCTTTATAAAATTTAAAAATATTAATAAAATGTACGTCAACATCTATACAGTATTTAACAAAGAAAGTAAAAAACCCGACTTTTATTATTGTTCTAAGAAGTCTAACACTCAAAACAACAAAAAAAATGTCAAACTCATTGAAAGCATTATTAACAATAATAAAAAGGTTCCAATTATTCCAGGTTCTATAATAGATCCTGATTCTTTGAAGATTATTAGATCCCCAACTGTTTATTTAAATGATAAAATTGAATCTTGCCTTGATACTTCTAATAAATATAAGTTTGTTGATTGTACTACTGTTTACTATTACAATTTGGGACTAAATTCCGATAATGGAAATAAATGGAATATTGGTTCTGTCAATTCTTGGGATATTGGAAATATTTGCGAATATTGC